GTCAGTCGATAGCTGAGGCACGATTCACCTTTATTCCTAGTTTCTTGCGGCGAGCATTGGTCTTTTTATCGTCTCGGGAGGCCCGCCACTCTAGGTGACCATCGACCAGACGATATTCTTCCTTGTGGACCAACGCGCAATCACAGCACTCCGAGTGCGTGTACCCACGGACCCTGTACCACTTGCCGTCTTCGATCTGGACGGGAATGTACTTGTCCTTCTTTTTCATGGGCTTGACTCTACCTGTTTGCGTACCGCTTTAGCAAGAGTTGCTCAGCAGGATCATAGACCGCGCCGCCGCGAGCCATTTGCGTGGCCTGAGCGGTCGGCATCAATCGAGCCAACACTTGATCGGCGTATTCACCCACGCTCGGGGCCTTTGGATTCTTAGGGTCGCGGCGATCCCGGCGAATCCCCTGCTCCGTTACAGCACGAGGGCCGCCGTAGTATGCCGCTGCAATCTTTGCAGGATCGTTACCATACCGACGAGCAAGATCCTGAATGAGCACCACACCGGCTTCGGCCAAGTGTGAGACGTTGTCAAAGCTGTAATCCTCGGGCAACATCCCGGCGTCCTTCATGTTGTCAAAGGTCGTGCGCGTAACCTGCATCGGCCCCTTGGCACCGGCATAGTTCTCTTGGTCAAGGTTCTGAGCCTTACCCGAAGAAGACTCCTGCTCGTAAATCGACTTGATCAGCGGAGCCAGATCATCAGCGCCACGGTCGGCAATGATGGCGTCCATGTTGTAAGACTCGCCATCTGCTGCGGACTCCGGCTCGCCTTCCGCGCCCGGAACCAAGCCCTCTTCGCCCGCAGCCTCAGAAGGCTCACCACTTTCGGCATCGGCACCCTTGTCGGTGGCGAACGCCTTGTAGATCGTATTAGCGGTTACAGCGCCAGTACCCGGCTTGATACCAAGGTTCTTGAGCGCCTGATTCGCAAGGCGCTGGGCGTCCATGATCCCAGCCTCGTTGTCGATGCGGGCTTGAATTGACGCTGCGCGACCGCCAGAACGGTCTGTAATAATCTTGCGCAGTTCCGTCTCAATGCGGTCTGAAACTTCTTTACGCTTTTTAGCGAAAGCGTTCTTTGCAGCCTTTCGACCCAAGGCACCGCCAGCGATACCAAGAACCCCAAGCAGCGGAGATTCCGCAAAAATTGCACCAGCACCGCTTGCCATAACGCCGAGAGCCGCAGCCTGAGCGAGGCCCAATGACGTACCGAGCGGCACCTGATTCGCAGTCTCGCTGACGGCAATCAACGTGTCCTCGTCAAGCTGATTCAAAGACTTGACCCGCTCATTAGCGGCAATGCGAATGGCGTCGGCTTTCTTAAACTCCGCGTTTGCAATACGCACGCGATTAGCCGCAGCCGCACGCTCTCCCTTCAGGCCCTCAAGCCCAGCCGTAGCCTTTTCAAACTCGGCGCGAGCAGGGGCCGTGGCCTTCTCAAATACGCCAGCCTCTTCTTGTAGCCGAGTCTTGGCAGTTGGGAAAGCCTCTAAAAAGTCGTCGTACTTCTCAAGTACTTTGGTGTAGCCAGCGGACTTTCCGCCAGCCTTGTTGACCAGAGCTTCAAGAACGACCTGCTCAATCTCATCCTTGTTTTCGTTACCAACAAACTTCAGCAGATTGTCAGCATTGGTCTTGCTCGGGTTGTTGAGAAGCGCATCCAGTACAGACTCGGGATTAGCCTGAAACTCTTCTTGGCTAAACTTCTGAAAGGTCGCAGCCTTCTTGCCAACGGAGTTGACCTTCAGGAAGTCAAGCGGCTCGGAAGCCTCAGCGTAAGCTTTTTTGTAGTCCAAGTAACCGGGAGAAAAACCCTCAAGAGCGTCATCTATCTTCTTTAAAATGTTCTCGCGAGTCTTACCCTTAATGGCCTCAAAGCCAGTCTCGGCAACGCCGGGATCTTGTCCGGCAATACGACGACGGAGCTTAACCAGCTTCTCAAATGAGATCGGAAGCGGAACTAACTTTTCAGTCTTTGCAACGTTTCCAGCTTCGTCAACAACCTCCTCAACAACGCGCTGAGTCGGTGTGATTTCTTTTAGTGCTTTAGCAAAGGCCCTGCGCTCCTCAGCAATCAATTCCTGCTTGCCAAGCTTGCCGGTTCCACGCTCACGTAAAAACTTAACAAGGCCCTTGAACTGATCAGTTGAGTTAATGAACTGATCTTGCGCCTCCATCTCTTTGGCGGCGGTAAAGACCGGGACTTCATCTCCAGATTCAAACTTGCCAATTGCTTGGTTGCGATCTTCTATATATTTTTTTCGCGCATCCATCACTGTTTCGCGCAAGCGATTACCCAACTCCTGCTTGCCGCGAGTCGGAGTTAATCCAACCGTTCCAAGCGCCTTGGCTTCGGCTTCTTCAGCCGCCTTCTTTTGCGCAACAAGGGCCTGACGCTGCCGCTCGCGAACCAGATTGGCTTCGGCCTCAGCAGTCTTGAGGCGATCTAGCTCAGCTCGACGCTCAGCCGCAGCTTTTTCAGCAATAGCAAGTCCAGACTCATCCGGAGTGACATCACGACCCCTAGCAATCTCTAGCGCGGCCTTTTCTTCCTCGGTGACGGGTGTTGTAGGAACACCACGGATGCGACCCGAAAATGCTTCGCGAGCAGATCGAGCCATATCAACGCCCTTACGGACGAGCGGAACCGCAGCCTCACCGGCCAAGCCAATAGTTCCTTCTAGCGCCGCTGCCGTAGCGCGAGGGCCGAGGCCAAACATACCGCGATCTTCTTCACCTTCAACGGCAGACGGAGTAATGGCAGCAGCCTGACCAGCCTGACCAGCAGCTTGTAAAAGCGCACGAGCCGTCTGGCTCGCAACCGGAATTTTGGAGACAAGCTTAGCCGCGCCCAACGCAGGAACAATTTGCGGAACAATCTTGCCCGCTTCATATGTTTCCTTTACCGGAGCCTTCTCAGAAAGCCGTTGCTCCATTTCGCGAAGCTGCCGTGTAGCCGCGTTCTCGCCGAAGATGCCCGTGATACCGGTCGCGATGTCTAGCAGGCTGCCGGGAATACCAAGCAGGCCGCTCGCGCCGCGACCGGGGCTAACGTCGGTCTGCGTGCGCACATCACGCGGAAGCTCAGGGAAGCGGCTCTTACGCTCAGCAGGAGCCGGGGCAGCGGGCTTCGCGGCAGGGCGAACGCCAGCTAACTCATCATACAACGATTCCAGTTCCTCATCAGAAAGAGGCTCTGAAGAAGTAATCCTCTTACCGGCAATCGTGTAGGTAGGCATTTTATTCCTCAACCTCTTCTTCAATCTCTACAACGCGACCGCTCGGAAGCTTCTTTGTTCTCTTAACAACCTTTTTCTTTTTGGGTTGTTCTTGAGCCGGTTTCCCCGCCGCAGGCTTCTGTTTTGGCTTCGGAGCTTCAAAAAGAATCTTTTCAACGTCCTCGCCTGCTTCAATGCGCTTACGCTGCTCAGGTGTCAGCGAGTCAATTCTCTTAAGTTGATCCGCAGTCAGGAAGTCACTTGCGGCATACGGCTTAAAGTTGTAGCCGCTCATGGAGCCGTTGTTCTTGCTGAAGTAATCCATGACGCGATTCTTTTCGTCGGCGACGTTGCTCATCTGCTTGCTAAGCAAACGCAGACGAATGGCGTTTTGCCATTCTTGCAGGCGCGGGTTGTATGCTCTCTTGATGAGCGCTTCACCTTCCTTCTGAGCAAACTGGCCACCAAGGATTGCGCGAAGATCTGTTTGCACAACAGACTCGACAACGTCCTTAACATCCTGAGCCTGCGGATAAAGAACCGAAGCCACGGTCGGAAGGTTCTCAAGCGTGTAGCCAACCATAGGACCGCTGATTTCTTCCCCAGCAGCAAGCTGAGAAACCACATCATCGATCTTGGCAATACGAGAAGCAGCTTGAGCGCCACCGCCACCAACAACCCAAGTGGCGTATTCATCAGCGACTTTCTTATCAACTTGCTTTTGACCAACGCTGGGTTCAGGACCGGCAGCACCAGCTTTCCCACGAGCCAAGTAGTTGATGCGTTCCGTGATCTCACGGCGTCTCGGATCTGTGATATCCAAAGTATCGCGATACTTTTGCAGCCGAATGATTTCGTCTTCCTTAGCCGCAGCCGGAGCCCTTTGCTTCTGAAGCAAATCAGCCGCAAAACCAAAGCGCGTCTTAGCCTCCTCTTGACCATATTTGGCCTCAAGCTCATCTAGTTTCAGAAGATCCAGCTTCCGCTTCAGTTCAGCTTCCTTCTGAGCCTTCTCTTCGGCAGCACCGTACTCACCCACATCACGCAGGAACGTGTACAGATTGCGTCGCTCGTAGAATCGCGGATCAGTTTGCTTGCGCGGAGCCGTTAAAGACTGCGCAAGACCCTGAACGTATTCGCCTCGGGTCTTCTGAGTTGGCTGCGAAAGGAGAATGTCGCGGGCTTTTTGAATCTGAGCAAGCACACCGCCTTCGCCAGAGTAAGCTGCGTTATAAGCATCTCGCGCAGCCTTGTACTCTTCGAGCGCAAAGTCAGAAACAGCCGGAACAGACGCAAGACCGCTCTCACGAGCCGCAGCAGTAACGCTGTCGCTTTCTGCGCCTTCTTCTTGGCCAAGCTCGTAGTTGTAATCAAAAATTTCTTGGTCTTCCATGATTAATCCCCCTCAGTCGGGGTGACAGTAATTGTTTCGTTTTTAGGTGGAGTGTACTGGCCAGTTTCGTCGGAGACGGTGGTGGTCTGAAGATTCTTGAAGTAATCGTCCAAAGCCCCAAAGTCGTAACTGCCGTCAGACTTTTGGAATGCATCTGCCGTTCCTTTAGGCAAATACTTCTTAATCAGATCAATAACCTTTCCGGCACCGGTAGCTCCAGTAATAAACTTCTCAATCGCCGAAGCCCCACCCGGTTGAGCCTGAGTCTCAACTGTCTGAGAAATCTCAGTCTTCGGCAATTGAACACCCTTGAGAATCTCTGACAGGAACTGAATCTGCTCTTTCGGATAGCCTTCCTGCTCGAGAAAGTCTTCGTAAGCCAATTTAAGGTTAGCTTGCTGCATGGCGCGCTCTTTCTCGCCAACCTTACCAACAGCCTCTGCTCCAGTCAGGCCGTACTTCTGAGCCATGCCAGCGATGTCCGCTGCCGTACCAGCCAATTGCGCCTTGCGAGCGGCATCGGATTGGAATATGTCCGCAGCCTGACCATAGCCAGCCTGAAGCGCCTTTGATTGCTCAGCGAGAACTGACTGCTGAACGTCACGCAACGCACGCGCACCAAACTCACCCATGCGGGTCGAGCCGGGGCCGACGCCAAACTGGCCAGCCTGAATGAACTCTTGACCAACTGCCGGGAGATACTTTTCCTGCAACTGACGCACACCCTGCTCCGCGATCTGATTGACCACGTTCTGGGTGTAGGGGTTCATGTACGCGTTGACTGCCTCGGGAAAGCTTTGACCAGCTCCTGTTAAGGCTTCTCCTGCTTGCCCCAAGAACGGCTGATAAGCGCCAGCCGCCGATTTGGTCATCTCAAATCCGGTCTTTTCCGTTGGCGTAAAGCCAGCAATGCGCGGCCCTGTGTACTGGGCATACGGAAGATTGGCTACGCCTTGAGCGCGACCCAGCATGTCAGTGGTGTACTGGGTATACCACTCTGGGAGCTGAACCTGAGTCGTACTGCTACTGGTTCCCGGCGTCGGGGCACTGCCCTCAAACAAGAAATCTACAACGCTCATTAGCTCAACCCTCCGCCCATATACTTGTTGGGCGATTTTGCGTCCGGACTAATCTGGCCACGCGAGAGGGCACGACCCTTGTGCTTGCGGATATTAGCACGGAACTGATCCATGCGCCGAGCACCCTCCTTGGTCGAACCATCCCCCAAAAGGGCCAGTGTTTCTGCATCCATCACGTATTCCCCGTCGCTCAAGAGAGCCGGGATCTTGTCATCGCGACCCGAGCCGGGACCGTCGAAATAGCGGGTCTCGCTGGAGCCGCCATCGGCATACCCGGTCAGTCCACCCTTGGCTTTAGGCTTGGGGTTCGGCACAAAATTCTTCATGGTGGTATCGGTGTAATACCCCTCTACCCCGTCTTTAATACCGGGGATCATCGCCATTCCGCCAATAACCAAATCCTCTTCTGGCGTTTTGGCAGGCGGTCCTTCCGGCTGCTGCGGTTTCTCCAACTGAACCGTGTCCTCAAAAAACTTAGCTTCAGGCCGAGTGCCGTAGGTGTAGTAGTCAATATCCGGACTCAGTTGCTTGCGTGCATAGGTGTACTTCGGCAACGCGCCACCCATGCCGCCCAATCCAGTTGTGGGAGCAGTCGTGCCTCTGCCGCCAGATCCAGCAGAACCCAAAGCGCCGAGGAGCTTCAAAAGATTCTCAAGAGTGGCGTACTTATCCATCAACGCTTTCAGTTCATCTTGAAGCTTATTAGGCTCGTTGATCTTTGTCGGCTCTTTAGGAAGATCTACTGGAGTCGTAGTTGGCACCACAACCGGCGGAATAATCGGTTTCTCCGGCGGCGTCGGTTTTGTTGTTTCAACAACCACTTCTTCGACCGGGCCTTCGGGAAACGCGGTATCCACTGGAGTAGTTGGCGTAGTTATCACTGGCGGCGCAACGATTGGAGGTTCCGTTGGCTTCGTTGTCTCAACAACCACTTCCTCGACTGGGCCTTCCGGGAATGCTGTATCAATAGGCGTTGTCGGCGTGGTAACAATAGGAGGAGCAACAATCGGAGGCTCAGTCGGCTTAGTGGTTTCTACAACCACTTCTTCAACCGGACCTTCAGGGAAGGCCGTATCAATCGGCGTCGTTGGAGTCGTTACAACCGGTGGAGCAACAACTGGAGGCTCCGTTGGTTTGGTCGTTTCAACAACCACCTCTTCGAGCGGACCCTCTGGGGCAACCGGCTCAACTGGAGCAGAAGGAGGACTAATCGGCGGTGGCACGCTGATCTCAGGCTCAACTGGGCGTTGCGCCTCAACCACTACTTCTTCAAGCGGAGGCTCAACAACCGGAGGTTCGGTCGGCAATGCGCCAACAGTGGGTGCAACCACAGCAGCAGGAGGAATCGCCGGGGGACGAGTCGCTTGGACAACCACCTCATCCAGAGGGGCTTCCGGGGTCGGCGTGGTGGTTGTAGTCGGAGCCGCAGCAGACGATCCGCCAGTCAAAGCGCCAGCGCCCCCAGCCGCAGCAGCAGCGGCAGCTAACTGAGCAGCAGTCAAACCACTGCCAGCGGTCACTGTAAAGACCGGCAGTGCCAAGTTAGCGGCAGTCGTACCAGCAACGAGGCCGGTTGGTACAACGCCAGTCAGCGCACCCGCGCCACCCGCAGCACCAGCCGCACCGGCTCCACCAGCGGCTCCCGCTCCGCCCGCGCCACTAGCACCAGCAGCGCCAGCGCCACCAGCGCCACCGAGGCCAGCTAATGCACTACCACCAGCAAAAGCAAGTCCGCCTAGCACAGCAGCTTTAATAAGCTTGTCAAAAAGAGTTGGTTCTTTTACTAACTCTTGCGGTTCAAATGCTTTTTGAACATCAGGATAGCCAATAAATTCGCCAAGTGGTCCCGCAGCTATTCCTTCTTTAGGAATGCTGGCAACTTGCAGCGACTGCTCAAGCGCCTTTTCAGGCGTAAACTTAACTTCTCGTTCTTTGTGCTCGCCCATCAAATCCTTAGGCATAGCAGCAAAGAACGACTTCATCTCATCGTTACTAAACGGACCGCGCAGAGTCTTTAACTCCGTAGGATCAATCAACAGATTCTGAACGCCATTGTCCTTGGCGTATTTGAATGCCTGATCAAATTGACCAGCCTTCAGCAAATCAGACAGCACTTCACGCTGCGGCTTGGTTTGCGCAGCGGCCTTTTCCTTAGCCGCCAATTGCTCAGGAGACTTGCCCTGCATACGCAAGAATGCGGCTTCAAGGCCGGGCGGGATGTATGGCGGCGCAACGGCGCTAGTGCTTTGAGGAGTCGATAGCGGTGATGGGCCAACCGGAGTCTCATCCGGAAGCGGACGATTAGCAGGCACTGGCTCATCAGCAAAGTCCAACGGCGAAGGGCCAACAGGCTCCTCACCGGGCAAACCACGATCTATCGGCGCTGCCGATTCGAACGAAGCAGGGTCTACTGACGGACCAAATAAAGTCTCGTCAATGTCAGGAACCGTGCCATACGTGTAGTAGTTAGCCATAGATCACCTAGTTCAAAACCTGATAGAACCGAAGCGCCCACTCGCGCCAGTCGTCAAACTGATACGGCGACGGAGGGTTCAACTGTGAAATGCCGTTGATGCTGATCAGACCCGCTGCCCAGTTCTGCCACTCATCCGCGCTATACAACTGCGGAATGACAGCATACTCATCCAGATCCAAGCAGAGCGTATCCGCCCAGCCCTGCAAGTCGATGCCACGCGGGTCTACGATTCGGTGTGTTCTCATGGATTTTCACCCAAGACCGTTCCCGTAGCCGCTTCGATGTGCGCAATGATCTGGCCCATCTGGTAGTTACCGCCAAGCGTGTTGCTCTCAAAGCGAAACCGTAGTTCGCGGCGAATCTCGCGGAAGTACACCAACTGCTGTTGCTTCTCGGTTGGCACCGCGTAAATGGTTTGCGGATCGCTAGTTACTTCACCGGCTTTGGCGTTAGCTCGACCCGTGATCTGCACAGTCATGTTCCCAGACTGAACAAAGTCCGGCTCCAAGAACTCAACGCGCATGGCCATATTCTGCGGCTGATCAGAAGCAATCAGCGACATGTCTGCCGTCTCGAAGTACGAGGGAATCGGGCGAATCTGCGAGCCGTTAATCTCGTCGGTGCCGAATTCGTGCTGCCACACCACGTAGCCTTTGGGGTCATTGATGATACGCGGATCGTCGTCTTCCGTAATGCGCAAGTCACCATCTTCGGTAATTCGGTACTGCGTCGTCTCGGTGTCGATCACGCCAATCATCAACGGCGAGCTAAAGACCTGAGCGTATTGACCAGCAGAGCGACCACTAGCCGGAAGAACCGTGTCGTACCACGTATTCTCGCGTACGTTGTAAATCACAGCATGGGTGCATTCAGTTGCGCTGCCACGGGGGTAACACCACCAGATCTCGCCCCAACGCGGAACCTTGACGGCAAACACTTTCTGGCGCTGCGCAAAGTTCAAGTTGTCGTAGAACCAGTTCAGGTTCAGGCTGTTCGGTACTTCGCGTACAACACCGTTGAACATCAAGAATCGGTCAACGCCGCACCAGTAATAGATGCCGTCGTACTCAATGACGCTCTGGCTCGAAAGGATGCTCGACTGCGAGGTGATCGTGTCGAACTGGAATACAGCGGAACTGCCGACATACGTGGCCCGGATTACCGAGTCCAACGACCAGAAGAGGCCGGACGGCGCGTTACCGGCGCCGGATCGAAGCGGCAGACCTTTGACAATCTTTTGGCTGGTAACACGAGCAGCACCAGCGTCACCATTAGTCCAGTCATCCGTATAGCCAGCGCGGCTCCACTGAATGAAACCATCTGATCCGTAGGCAAAAACATACGGAGCCAGAGCAACGATGCCGCCTGAAACCGTGATGCCCGCTACAGGAGTCAGCGTGCTAGTGCCATTGTCGTAGCCCGCGTAAAGCTGCCCGTTAGCGTCAGAAGAAATGTCTTCTAGGTTCGGCGCATAGTGCGCCAAGATTTCGTTCTGAGCGTTGGTCGTGTTGTACGCAATGTCAAACTGCCAAAGAGCATTTAAATTCGAGACATAGCTCGGGTCAGTTCGATTCGTGACGATACTGCTATTGCCGTTCTGCTCTAAGCGAAAACGGAAAACACCATCCGATGTGCCGACATGGACGTAGGTATACGCATTGTGGTTGTGGGTATGCATACCGCGAGCGATACCATCCAACTGATCTTGCAGCGCACGATAGCCGCCGATCTTTCTCGGCAGCCCACGCTGGAACCGGACCCACTGGCCGTCAACGTAATAATTTCCCTCGAACTTGGTACCGTCGCGCTTGATACCGGGTTCAGAGCGAACAATGACCGGTTGCAACGGCATCAGTAAGTACCGCCCTCAATCGGGTCAAGCCCGAGAGCAATCTGCGCAGCCGAAGTAGTAGCAGCCGTAAAGACCGCATTACCAATCGTGGTTGCACCTAAATTGCTTCGAGCGCCAGAAGCGGTAGTGGCTCCAGTGCCGCCCTGCGAAACCGCAACTGGAATACCAATCGTTGCCGTGTCGGCATCCACCACATCGGTGCCGTCGCAGTACAAGATCGCTCTTGCTGCGCTAGCAACAGTCACGCCCGGACTCGGCTGAGATGCGGTTCGGATGCCAAGCGTAAACGAACCAGATGTCTGGTTGCTAACCCAGTACTGCTGAGTGGTGGTTGGAACAATGATGTCCCGGTTACCCGTCAGCGTGCCGGTAAAGATGTAGGCCGTCTTGTTTAGCTCGGCAATCGACAGAGTGTAATTACCGCTACCGGAGACATCAATCGACAGAACCGTAAAGGCGTATACCGCTGCTTGGCCGAAGCCGATGGTCCAAAACTGAGTGCCATCCGTGACTACAATGCAGCTATCGCCCGGAGCCAGAATAAGCGTGGCCCCGCCGTTAATCAGCTCAGAGCTGTTGGGATCAATCGTCAGATCGCCCGTACCGCTATTGCGAACATTGACGAACCAGTCTGCTCCCACAGTCGGGGCCGAAGTAAGAGAAAGCGTCCCTGCTCCACCGCTCCATACGAGCACCTTTGCTCGATCACTACTACCGGTGGTGTAGTTAGTACTAAACGTGCCGACCGGCATCGACTGGTTGAGGGTCGTTGCAATCGCCTTGATACCAAGCCCAGCCAGCGCAGCCGCATTCGTAGCGGAAGCCGAAGCTCCATACTGGAACGAACGCCAAGTGCCCGCTACTGTGCTGTTGTCGGTCAGGTAAATCTGAAACGTCGTGCCCGACTGCGGCGCGCAAATCAATGTTCCAGTGCTGGTCTTAACGGAGAAGGTATTAGCCCCCACGTTATTGAACAGCACCGTCTGGCCAGTACCGGCTTGAGTTGCATCCGGCATCGTGATGACAAGGCTGCTAGTCGTCGCATTGATGTCCATGATGGACGCGACGACGTTCGTAGTCGGAGCCGCCTCAAGCGGCCAGTCCAGCACCTGATCAATCGTTAGCGAGACATAGCGATACGAGACATCACTTGGATAGATCGTCGTGCCGCCGAAAGTATTGGTGTATGTAGTCACGTATTAAGCCTCCCGGCGATTCGTCGAGCGGTCCACGATCTTCTGTAGATCTTCGCCATTAAGCGCCGCCAGCGACCGGTCATAGTAGGACTGCCACAACTGCACGCGCTGGTCATCCTTAATGAAAGGCGTAGCCTCCACCAGCGATCCGTACAGCAGCAGATTCGGAGCAAACTCCGTCAGCCAGTTGGTCTGGTTTGTGTCGTCCAGCAACGGCGGCAGTTCGTAATAAAGCACTTCGAGCGGATAGTTGGCATCCGGCGTCGGCGCAAAGATCCAGTGCTTGTAGTCGTAGTCCGCGTAGAACTGCGGGCCACCAGTCTGCGTCTCGTTCGGCCAGTAGGAGCGGATGTACTCGTAGGCGCGGGGGAACACCGGGGTGTGGGTATTGTTCCCAGTACCGGTGCCGTAGTTGATGCTGATGGTGTCGCGCCAGCGATCCGGCTTCGGGTAGACCGCTACCCCGGCTTGCATGACGCTATTGACCACCGTTTGGAAGCCTTGGATCTTCAGCTCACGGGCGATCCGCCGCTCGGCCAGCGTAATTAGCCGGGGAATCTGCTCGTAAACGATAGGGTCGGTCGCACCACCACGTTCAAGGTAGTTGCGGATGTCCGACTGCAAACTGGTAAATGTCATCGACGCAGGCATAAACCTCTCCTAAGTCCCGCGTCTTACCAGTCGGGCAAGACTATTTGGGCGCAATTATACCTAATTTACGACAAGTATACCCTCTGTTCGTCCAGACGGCGCTTGACGAGGCCGGGGAGCACCTTACCCGCAGCCTTGGTCCACTTCATAAATTCTGCCGCAGCCCCTTCAAAGTCGCCTCGGTTAGTCTTCATCCGCAGCGAACTACGTTGCAGATTGCCAAGGCCCACGTTGAAGGAAAAACTGACCAGAGCATCGAAGACTCCCTGACGGCCAGCAGCAGCAGGGCAAAGTCGAAGAACACCACGCTCGAACCGGCTAAGGTCTTTAGCCAAAATAGCGTCCACCTCTCCCATGCTAAGGATGCGATCCCAGCCCTCGGGTACCGGTAGATTCTTCCGCTCCTCATACTTCACCGCAGCGTGAGTAGGGTCAATGACATGGCCGACGCCGACAGTCCACAAGAGAGCGGGACAGCGGTAAGGCTTAGTCCGCAAACCCTCGTGGTGTTTGATCATCTCAATGGCGGCGGCAGAGACTTTCACTTCTTGCCAAAAGCCTGCGTCCCGAACCAGAAGGCAATTATGCTGCTTAGGATGAGCATCTCGTCATCGGAGAACACATTCTCCATCGCCACAGCAAACGCAACGCCTTGGTTCCATGCGTACCAGATTCCTGCAAGGTTGAGCGCCACAAGTTCCAGCACAAAAATATAAGTAACCACCGGTCGAACCGACGCCCGCAGGTTAATCATCCACTGGCTGGCGCCCTTGCCAATTTCAATGTCGTGCTGGTACAGAGCTTGACGTTCTTCGCCAGCCGTCTGCGTCTGGATCTGCTCCAGCTTGATTTCTTCGACGCGAGCCTGAGCAATGAAGCCGCGTTCAGCCAAAGCTAACTCGCGCTCCTTCTGTGCAGCGACAAGGGCGAGTTCATGCTTCTTATCCTGACGGTCCTGAAAGATCTCAAGAATCTTCGGCAAACCGCCCGCAAGGAACGAGAGGAAGGTACTGATCATGGTCATCATTTGTTGCGCTCCTCCATCAACTTGACCCGCACTTGCAAGTCATGGATGTCTTCCATCAGATCGTCCTTGAGTTCCTGTCGCTTGGCCGCGCTCAACGGGCTGTCGGTCGGTACACCGTCTTCGGTAATAAGGATCGGAACCTTCGACTCGATAGCAATCAAGCGGTTCTGGAACGAGGTAATCTCGCCAAGCAGCCAAGCCACAGCAGCAAGCAAGACCGGGAACAGCATGTCCACGACCTTTTCCATACTGAAACTGGGCTTCTCTTCGCTCATTTGTCCACCTTCTTGTTAAAGAGTTCAAACAGGGTCTTGACCTTCTCTTCCATTACCGCCACGCGCAGATCCAGCTTTGCCAGAACAATGATGAGGGTAATGATGGCCAGCATAATGGGCCACGCTTTGACAAGAAGTTCAATGACTCCGATGTTTTCCATCACTTGTCCATCTTCTCATCAAGCTTGTCAAAGATCTTGCTCAGCATATTCTTGATGTCGTCAATGTCGCGTTGGTACGTGGTTTGAGTCACATACGTCAGCGGCATATTGCGAACGTCCTTATCTAAGCGTTCAATGCTGCGCGTGATCTGATTCAGCGACCAACCTCCGAAGAAAGCTGCTACGCCGACCACGATGTTGAAGAGAACCTGCATTTCCAAGACTCACCCCCAAGGCAGCGGCGGGCTGACAATCGGCGGGCTGATCTGATTGGAAATCTTCTGAGCAACCGCAGCCTCGGTGGCATCCTTATCGACGCCGTTAGCCCAGCACCAGCCAAGCACCGTGGCCTGAGTCAGTTGATCGTAGGGAACAAACGAAGCCCCCTCAACAACCGGGAACGAACAAGTGCTGTACACGCTGTCTGCGTAATTGCCATCGACGCCGTTGCAAGAATAGTGCGCCGTGACAACGTAGTCCTGCTTGCCGTCCACAGAGGGAAGACAGTTAAGGGCCGTGATGACCCAGTTATAAGCAACCATTATTTAGCCTCCTCTGGCTTTGGCAACAAGGGTTCAACCTGATCTTTCAACTTTACCCACAAAGGGTGTGCGCCTTGAGCAGTCGGCAGCGAGCCAATCAAGTTGACGATAGCGACCGCTTCTTCTAGCGTCACTTCAAGATTTATGTTTTCCATAATTACTCTCCAACTACCGGTGGCTCAGCCTTAATCCAAGACTGAGTTTGTTCATTCCAAGAGTACATACTGCCATCATCAGGTTTCGGAACCGGAGCTTCCCACTTCGCTGTTTCGGGATTCAATATCCACGACGGGTACGGAGACTTTGTGATGAATGCGTCAATATCAGGGCGATACGTGAAGCCGATTCCTGCGTAGTTCTTGCGAATATTGCCGTTGTAGCTTGTTTGAAGCCAAGTACCTCCAAACAGTCTTTCGCAAAACGCAATGCCAATGCTTTCCTTCTCAACGCCATTAGCGTCTGAAGTGTCCTTGTTAGATACCACAATGACACGAAGCACTACGTTGTTTGCATCAAGTTCAGCAAAATGAGCCATATCAATTCTCCAAATGCAAAGCGGTCAAGCTTTCTTCTTCACCAACGTAGCCGACCGGAAAGGTGTTAAACGATAAAGATACGCGATCCTCGCCCTGCACGGTTTCAACCATGTGGATAAGGCTTGACGGAAACAGCATCAAGTCACCAGCGCCTACCTCAAACCACCACGAGTCGCTGTTGTACACGTTGTAGTTGTCGGTCGGCAGTTTAATCTGCTGATACCCGTCTTTGTAAAAGTGAATCTTATCTCTCTCACGCGCTGCCTTTAGGTACAAAACGCCTGAGATAAACGAGTTGGGATGCGCGTGTTTGTGGTGGTACTGACCGGGCTTGGTGTAGTTCAGCCACGATTGCGTCAGGCGCAGCGATACGTCGTGTTTTGGTGCGTAGATAGAACGCAAATACTCGGACACGCTTGCTTCAACAAACGCCTTGAGGCTTGCCATCGTGTCGTGCCGAAGAACGTAGCGATCATCGCTTGTCGTGTTGCCTTGGTTTCTATGAGTTGACTGGCTATCAACAAACGTAATTTCCTCGGCAGAAAAGTCTCTACCAAGTTCAAACTTGGCAACAGCAGTTGGGAAAAGGTTGTATGTAATCAAGCAGCGTATGCCTGTTCAATATCCGACATCTGCTTCTCAAAAGCAGCCTTCTGTTCAGGAAGAAGAACCGTGTTGATACTGTCTTCAAACGCCTTGATCTTCTCAATCGTCTCCATTACCTCTTCAACCGAAGGCTTCGGGCGCGGATCATCCCAGCGTGTAAAGCCAAGGCCGCCCGTCCACTCCCACTTTGCACCGGGGCGAAGGAGATGAACCGCCGTGTCGATACCAACAATCATGTATGCCTTCATACAATTATCCGTTCAGTTTGATAATTACGATTCCAGAGCCGCCGTTGGCTGCATAAGAACTGCCACCGCCACCACCGCCGCCTGTGTTTGCAGTGCCGGGCTGATTTCCTTCATAGACCTGAAGAGCGCCTTGGCCGCCGCCACCGTCGCCGCCCAAGCCTCGGTTGGCAGTTTGATCAAACGTCGCTCCGCCGCCGCCGCCAGCGTAAGTTACGGACGCGCCAGAAATTGACGACGCCGTTCCGTCTCCGCCGTACCCAGCAGCATCGGTATTACCTACTTCTCCGGCACCGCCGCCACCACCGCCGTGATAAGGCCCCGCTATGCTACCAGCGCCGCCGTTACTGCCTTGAGACGGAGAGGTACTTGGGGTGTTTCCCGTGCCACCGGCTTGGGAGGAATCAGTCTGTACTCCGCCAACCTTGTTGTACCCAGCACTGCCACCGCCGCCGGAGCCTCCGTTGTTTCCGACGCCATTTGCACCACCACCACCACCGCCGCCAGCAGCAGTTATAGTGCTGAAAGTGGAAGAACTGCCGTTACCCCCGGCTACTTCGTCAATAACTCCGACGCCGCCAGCGCCTACGGTAACCGTATAAGAAGTTCCGGCTGTAACCGCAAGTCCTGTTCCGGTACGAAACCCACCAGCACCGCCGCCTGCGGCAAGCCAATATCCATTGTTATTTGGATCTGAAAAGTAAAATGAAAGATCTGTTGTTCCGCCGCCACCGCCAACAACAAGGTAGTCAACCGTAGTTACGCCCGTTGGAACGACAAACGATCCACTTGCTTTGAACGTCAAAACCTGTGGTAGCAAAGCCAAATATTTGATGATGACGATGCCGGAGCCGCCGTTGCCGCCTGCAAAAAATCCTCCGTTGTATCCACCACCGCCTGCGCCACCGCCTAGGTTTGCAGTGCCGTTGTTTCCAGCAGAACTTTGATTTCCATTTCCGCCGCCGCCAGATCCGCCAGCAGAAGCTCCAGATGGAGCAAGCACTGATCCACCAGCACCACCACCGCCACCACCAGCATACGTTACGCTGCTGCCAGAAATAGATGAGGCTGTGCCGTTTCCTCCAGTTCCAGTCGCGCCCGGAACGGCTCCATTTCCACCACTTGCAGAAGCGCCACCTCCGCCACCTGCAACAACATATCCGCCGGGGCCAGTAACTATTCCACTGCCACCATTGTTTCCTTGGGATGGGGAAACAGTCGGGGTATTTCCCGCTCCGCCGGGACGAGAGGCAAGATTTGCCGCGGACGAACCGCCGCCACCAGATCCTCCATCTCCACCAGCGGATAAGGTTTGTGGAAATGGAGCAGTGTCATTATAGCTGCCTCCGCCTCCTCCACCAGCTGATGTAATGGTGCTGAATACAGAGTTGTTACCTGATGAAGCGCGAGCCTCAGTTGTTGCTCCATTACCACCAGCACCGACTGTGATGGTGTAAGAAGTTCCGGCAGTTACAGCAAAACCAGTACCTGTGCGGAACCCACCGGCTCCGCCACCGCCACCCAAACGCCCACCACCACCACCACCAGCGACGACAAGGTATTCCACCTCGGTCACACCAGTCGGCGCAGTCCAAGATCCAGACGCGGTAAATGTCTGAATGATCGTAGACTTCGCTTTGATCGCCCCGCCAAGGAGCAGCATCATGATTCCGGACATGTGTTAGCTCACGTTTCCGTTGATGACACACAGCGACGGGTTGATGAACAGCACGGTTGCCACACCGCGAGTAGACAGCGTAACCGAAGCGCGATCCGTGTTTGTTCCACCAACGTATGCCGTTGTGATCGGGCAGTTCAAGCTGATGTTGCCGGTCGTGTTGTTGAAGACCGAAACCACATCACCCGTAGCAAACGTATCGTTCGGCACCGTGACAGAGCCGCTCGTTCCCACCTGAACAAACTGACCAACGTCTGTAATCGCCAGCGTGTAGGCCGAAGTCTTTTCAGATCCGGTGCGCGGGATGGCGCGAACATTGCCAGAGACATCAGAGATAACACCGCTTCGACCCGATACATCTGTCGTGGTGCCGACGAGGAAGTTGCCGGTTGATGTGAATCTTCCGCGTTCAACGGCGCCTGTAACGTCATAGAACGAAATTTGACCGACAGTACCGGTATACAAAACCCATTTACGAACTGCCTCTAAATAAAGGCTAGCAACGTTGGGATTCTTAATATAAACAGTTGTCTCTACGCCAGAAATTGCATTAAAGCCAGAGGTAGCCCCAACACCCAAATTCCCCGACGCATCAAGCGTCATCGCCTGCGTGAACGAGATGGTGTTGCCTGCGGTGCCGGAGGGGGCAATTTGCCAAGCAAAATTACCAGCCGATGTTAAACAATACGCAGCATAACCATTTGCTGTGTATCTCCAGTTTGACCCATCGTAATATGCATTAGAACCAGCGTAATAGGCCTCAGCAACACCATGTCCGGCGCTAAAACCAGTCAGCCCAACTTGCATGGCTTTTAGGGTTCCCCACGCACTCGGCGTGACCCCGAGGCCGAGGCTGCCGGAGGCGTCAAAAACTCCTGCCTCCGCTCCATTGGTTACAAAACGCAAAGAGTTTGTAGAGTGGTTATACCCAACCTCACCAATAGTGGCGCTTTCAGGGTCGCCAAAT